GGATGAGAAGCCGTCGGTGATGCTGCGGGCGGCGGACCGGTTGCTGGCTATGGGCATGAAGGCGGCGCTGGGGGTGTTGGACCGGGCGGACATTGAGACGGCGGTGAAGGGGCTGGGTGGCGCGGATGAGCGGTTTGCGGCGCTGCTGGCGGAGTTACGCGGGTTGGACGGGGATGGATGAGTCGTTGGCCGGGATGGAGGCAGAAGAAGGCTATCTTGCGGGCGGCGGGGTACGAGCCGCACGAGTTGCAGGAGGAGGCGCACCGCTGCGACGCACGGGTGATGGCGGTGTTCGGTGCGGAGCGAAGCGGGAAGAGCAAGTGGGCCGGGATGGAGGGGCTGGCGCGATTGCCGTGGAGTGAAGAGATTGCGATCGCGGGGCAGGAGTACGGGCGCACGTTAAAAGAGTTCGGATACCTGGTGGAGGGCCTGCGGGTGATTGGGGGGCTGGGGCGGGTGTCGGCGCCGGCGCGGGGGCAGCAGCAGTGCTGGGCGAAGAGCGGCTGCCACGTGCGGACGATCTCGCTGAACGATGGGCCGGAGGAGTTGACGGGAACGGGTGAGGCGTTCGACGTGGTGATCCTGGCCGAGGCGGGCTTGATGCGGTACGAGGCGTTCCACGCGGCGCGCGGGCGGGTGGCGGAGACGCGGGGCGTGGTGCTGATGGTGGGGACGCTGTGGGACAACTTCGGCTGGTACGCGGACTTCTACCGGGCTTTCGCGGGGCCGAATGTTTACGGCGGCGCGCGCTTCTCGTTTCCGGCCTGGGTCAACCGTGCGGTTTATCCGCTGGGGAGGGAGGATCCGGAGATCGAGGAACTGCGCAAGAGCCTGCCGGAAGACGAGTTCAGGCGGCGGGTGGCGGCGGAGTTGGTGCCCTCGCCGGCGCGGATATTCCCGGAGTTCAACCACGTGACGCACGTGGGGGTGTATCCGTTCGACGAGGAGCGGCCGGTGACGTTGTGGATCGATCCGGGCTATTATCCCTCCGCGTACTGCGTGCTGGCGGTGCAGTTTTACCCGGGGGAATGGCCGGAGGTGCGGGTGATCGATGAGGTGTACGAGCATCACCGGGTACACGCAGATGTGATCGAGATTTGCCGGGGGCGGGAATGGTGGGATGTGGCGTGGGACGCGGTGATCGATTTCGCCGGCCGGCAGCACCAGGCGGAGAAGAGCGCGGAGGAGGTGTGGGGGGAACTGACGGGGATCTGGCCGCGCTCAGAGCAGGTGGGGATACTGGATGGGATCACGCGGCACCGGACGTTTCTGCGGGATCCGGGGACGGGGGAGGCGCGGATCGGGTTTGATTTGAGGTGCACTAATGGGATCGCGGAATATGGATCGTACAAGCGGAAGACGGACCGGCGGGGGAACGTGGTGAGCGATATGCCGAACGAGCTCGATAAGACCACCGGGCACGCGATGAATGCGGTGGCGTACGGGCTGGTGGATAAGTATGGGTACGTGGAGCATCGGGCGCAGGGGGGAAGGCCGGGGCAGAGGCGGTTGCCGAGGCGGGGATAGGGGCCAGGGAGTAGAGGGATGAAGCCGAGGGAGATTACGACGGAGTTTGTGCAGAGCAGGTACGATGCGCTGTCGCTACGATGGTCGGATCGGAATACGCGGATGGACGACTACGAGAAGCTGTATCTGTTGAATACGTGGGAGACAGCGCCGGAGCCGGACGAGCGGCGGATCAGCGCGCCGGTGTGTTTCAACACGGTGGAGAGTTTCCGGACGCTCCTGCTGACGCGGCCGCCGGTGATCAGCGTGCCGGTGAGCGAGGTGAAGGCGGTGGCGACTGACCAGGCCGACCAGATCGAGAAGTTTTTATACGGGGTGTGGTATCAGGGCCGGGTGCTGGATGCACTGAATCTGGCGGAGTGGCACGCGAGTTGTTTGGGCGAGGGCGTGCTGCGGTGCGTCTACGATCCGGAGGCCGTGGAGGATGAGTTGCCGCTGGTGGTGCAGGCGCTGGACCCCAGGACGGTGTACGCCAGTCCGAGCGGACGGGAGGGGCAGGACCTGGAGGTGATCCACAGTTTCAGGCGGGCGCGGCGGGAGATCGAGGCAGCGTGGGGGGAGTTGAAGCGGGGGCCGGAGGCGGGGGCGAATCTGGAGGAGTGGCTGGACGAGGAAGTGGATTTTGTGGACTACTGGCGGGTAGACGTGGAGGAAGTCAAGGAGCCGGTGGCGGAGAGGCGGGCGGTGGACGAGGGGGAGGAGCCGGAGGGTGTGCTGGCCAGGCTGGTGGCGATGGCGAAGCGGGCGCTGAAGGCGGGGGCTCCTGAGCCATTAGCCGTTAGCGGGGAGCAGTTAGAGGGGGAGGAGCCGGGGGAAGCGGCGGAAGGGGAGCAGCCACGGTTGCGGAAGGTGCGGCGGCGGGTGGTGACGAACTGCGTAGTAGTGGAGGATCAGTTTCTGAAAGAGCCGGTGCGGGTGCCGGGGTATAAGCGGCTGCCGTTCGTCAGGTACGCCGGGATCGCGACGCCGCTGGCGGACGAGAATGGTTCACTGAGTGTGTTGTTCCCGATCACAGGCGGCAGCAGGAAGAACGGGGCGATGGGGTTGGCGGCGGGGATCAACGAGCTGCTGGCGATGAAGCAGAGACTGATCGAGATGTACGCGAACGGGGCGATGATCACCGACGATACCGATCTGGAGATCGACTTCAGGCCGGGGGCGGTGAACGTGATGCGGAAGGGGGCGCAGTGGAGTTTCCTGGTGCCGCCCGGGCCGCATCCGGCGGTGGACCAGCAGATGGCGTTGGTGGAGCGGTTGATCCAGGATGCGACGGTGAGCGCGGCGATGCAGGGGCGGTATCAGGGGACGGTGAGCGGGATCGCGCTGAGTGCAATAAATAATCCGGTGCTGATGCGGATCGCGCACCGGCAGCAGATACGGGAGCGGGCCTACCAGGAGTTGAACAAGTTGATATTGTCATTGACGGAGGAGTATGCCCCGGCCGAGGGGTGGTACGTGTGGGGGACGGACCGGCGGGGAGCGACGTTCGAGCTGGCGCTGGACCCGGGGATGATTGGGGGATACTACCGCAACCGGGTGGAGTTGAGTGCCAGTTTGCCGAAGGATGAAGCGGGAGAGGTGATGGGGCTGGCGAACCTGGTGGGGCAGAAGTTGATCAGCCGGGAGACGTTCCTGGACCAATTGCAGAGGATCAAGCATTTGAGCAGCCAGAGCCCGCAGGATGAGATGAAGAAGATACTGCGGGACTTGCTGCTGTTCGAGGGACCGACGGCGGAGAAGCTGGCGCAGGTGGTGCTGGCGGATTATTCGGAGGAGTTGGCGCAGGCATTGGCGCCCGCGCCGGAGCCCCCACCCCAACCCTCCCCCGGTGGGCGAGGGGGAGGAGGGCCGATGCAGGGGATGCCGCCGGGGGTGGTAGCGCCGCAGGCGATGCCGGAGGCGGTGGGGGCCGGGGGGCCGGAGCAGATGGCGGCGATGATGGCGATGATGGGTAATGCGCCGCCGGGCGCCGGACCGCTGGCTGGCCGGGGGGGACGATGAGGGAATTAGTGCATTCGGCGCTGGCGGGGGCGCGGGAGATGGTGGGGGACGTGGTGCACGACCTGCGCGGGGAGGCACGGTTGACTGACGACGAGTTGCTGGCCAGGTACGAGGCGCAGCACCGGGGGAAGCCGTTCGAGATGATCCGGTTCGCGGCGGGGCAGGCAGGGGGCGTGGATGTGCTGGAGGAGGCGCTGAGGTACGAGCGGGAGATGGAGAGGATGATGGCTAAGGCTAAGGTTAAGGTTTAGGCTCAGCAGGAGGTGGATGATGGCTGTAGAACCTGGTACGGGTGGAGGTGGAGTATGGCCAGGCTGGCCAGGCTGGCCGCCGGCGCCGCAGCAGCCGGTGTGGACGCCGCCGAGTTATACGCCGCCGGCGCCAGCGCCAGCGCCGGCGTGGGGCGGGGGTGGTGGGGGCGGAGCGGCGGCTGGGCCTGCGCCCTGGGCGGGGACGATCCCGGGGTGGGGGGCGCTGCCGTGGACGGAGTGGGGGCAGACGCCGTGGGCGAACGTGCCGGAGGGCCGGGCAGGGGAGGCGATGCAGTGGTTCAATACGATGCTCCCCTGGCTACAGGCACAGGTGCAGCAGGGCCAGTGGGGGACGGAGTTCGACTGGCGGAAGGCGATGGACGAGTGGAATCAGGCTTTCCAGGAGTCGCAGTTCGGGTGGCAGAAGGAGTCGGACGTGTGGGGGCGGGGCTTCCAGGAGCAGCAGCTGGCGCAGCAATCGGCGTTGGAGCAGGAGCGCCAGGCGATGGAGACGTTCGGGCGGAGGTGGAGGCCGAGCACGCGGTGGATGTAGGTTGAGGCTGAGGCTGAGGCTGAGGCTGAGGCTGATTTTTGAAACCGGTAACCGGTAAACTTCTATTCTACCGGTTATCTCACCGGTTGAGGTTGAGGTTCGCTCTTAACCTTAGTTCTCAACCTTAAGAGGAGAGGGATGCCGAGTTCGTGGGCCAGACAGCGGGAGATAGAGGAGGCGCGGCTGAGGCAGTGGGCGGCCGAGCGTGGTGTGCCGGCGCGTGCTATCGGCGCGCCGAGGGCGGTCGGGGGACAGGCTGCCGGACGGGCGGGGAAACCGAGCCGGGCGGAGTGGTGGCGGGAGATTGTGCCGACTGTGGCTCCGACTGTGGCGCCGCGGCCGGTGATGCTGCCGACGACGATGCGGCCGTGGGCGGGGCCGAGGTTGCCATGGGGCGGGCCTGCGGGGCCGGCAGCGGGGGTGATCGGTGGGAGGCGAGGGCCGGCTGAGGGACCTGCGGCGATGGCGGGGCTGGGGGAGGTAGCGGGGAGGCCGGGGGCGTGGATGCTGGCGCCGGGGTTGGTGCCGCCGGTGGCGATGAGACCGGAGGAGGTGGAGCCGGTGTTGCCGATGGCCACCTTCGAGAGGGCGCGGGGGCGGATCGGGCGGGCGTGGGAGGCGGTGGGCGCGCCGAGGGAGACGGCGCGGTTGCCGGGGGAGTTGGCGGCGTTGGCGGAGCCGGGGAGGGCATTGCCGGAGGTGGGTAGAGGAGCGGCAGTGATTGGCCCACAGGTGTTGCCGACGGGATTGGGGTTGCAATTGCCGGCGGGGGCGCCGCTGGAGACCTGGAGGAAGGCGGCACCCTGGGCGACGGGGGCGCTGCTGGGTACGCTGGGAGCGGCCTGGCACGACGTGAAGCAGATGCCGTGGCTGGGCAAGCCGGCGAAGGTGGTGGAGGCGCTGCTGAAGACGGGGTTCGAGACGGTGTTGCAGGCGCCGGTGTCGGCAATCGAGGAGACGATCGGGCGGGGGATCACGCAGCGGGCGTCGGGGGAGTATGGGTTGATTCCCCTATCACCGGGGCGGCATCTGACGGAACAACAGAAGCGGATGGCGGGGGATATCGCGGAGCAGCGTGGGATGCCGACCTGGATCGCGCAGCAGGGGGTGCTGGCGGCGGCGCGGTTGGGTACGTCGAGTGTGCGGGAGTTGGCGTTGGAGCAATATGGGGCGGGGGTGGAGACGGAGCGGATGCTGGGGCGGCTGGGGCTGATGGGGTATTCGTCGTACGAGGCGCAGGTGGAGGGGCTGCACCGGCTGGGGGCGGGGGAGGACATCGAGACGGTGATCGGCGGCCGGCAGATCGATACGTACGAGCCATCGGAGGAGGAGAAGGCGGCGTTCAAGGCCTACGTGGCGGGGGTGCGGGCGGAGGATGGGGACCAGGCGGCGCAGGCGGCAGGGCAGCGGGTGGCGGAGACGGGGGTGATCCCGGGGTCGAGCGACATGGGGAACGAGATATTATTCCAGATGGGGTTGGATCCATTGAACTTATTGGACATCGGGGTGTGGAGGCGGGGATTTGAGGCGCGGCGGGCGCGGGCGGCAGGGAGGTTTGCGGAGGAGGCGGGGCAGTACGCGGACGAGGTGGCGGATGGGGTGAAGGTGGCGCTGGGCCACGTGGATGATGGGGCGCGGGCGGTGGGGCGGGCGGACGATGCGGACCTGGTGAAGGCGCTGCGGGGGGTGTGGGAGCGGATGAATCCCCTGGCGCCGACGGAGCGGGCGGCGGCGGAGACGGCGGCGAACACGGTGTACCAGGTGGTGACGCCAGGGCTGATGGAGGTGGACAGCGCGGACGGGGCCAGGGCGATGGTGCGGGCGCTGGTGGAGGAGCCTGGGAGGTTGGTGCAAGGTCTGGGTGCGGTGCCTGTCAGTGAGGCGGCAGAGGAGGCGCGGCCGCTGCTGGCGGCGGTGGCGGGGAAGCTGGATGATTTCAAGAGTCTGCGGCCGGGGAAGTTCGACCGGCTGGCGTTCCTGGAGGAGTTGGATGGAGCGGTGATGGATACGGCGCTGGAGATCGCGGGGGTGGGGAAGAAGGAGCGAGGAGCGTACCGGCAGTTCGTGGATGGGTACCGGGGTTTGACGGGCGAGTTTTATCTGAGGACGCCGGGGTACGCGGCGCGAAACGCGATGGGCGACCTGGTGACGATGGCGTGGGACGGGGTGTTGACGCTGGACGGGCGGGGGCAGATAGATGATTTCCTGAAGCGGTACGGGCCGACGACGCGGCGGATGCGGGGGGTGGCGGGGGGGCCGCAGGCGATGGAGATATTTGGCAGGGAGAGCCGGCTGCCGGGTGTGTTTGGGGAGGTGAGTAAGTGGGCGGGCAAGAAGATCGGGGCGATGGAGGAGGGGCGCTATAGCAGGGCGTTCTATAAGGCGTTGACGGACGTGCACGGGCGGACGTGGCGGCCACGGCTGCCGGATGAGTTGAGAGCATTAGTGGCGCCGGAGATGGCGGACGCGATCGAGGCGGGGTTGCGGACGGGCGTGAACGGGGACGAGTTCGTGCGGGCGGTGGACAGGGCGCTGGGGGCGGAGGGAGCGGGCGGGCTGGTGGACGTGGGGCGGTATCTGGATGATTCGAACGACTTGAGCGTGGGGCTGCGGCTGGACCTGGAGACGCGACTGGCCGGGGTGACGGACGTGGGCGACGTGGATGGGGTGATTGATGAGACGCTGGATGCGGTGCGGGCCAGGGCAGGGGCGGCGTTTGCGACGGACCCTACACCTCCCGGACGGCAACAATGGTCACAGTTCGAGTCGCTGCAGGATCTGCGGGAGGAGCAGGGGGCGTTGGACGGGCTGGGCAAGGCGATGGGGGTGCCGGACGAGGAGATCGCGCGGGCGCAGAAGGCGTTGGAGGATGCGCTGGCGGCGGGAGAGGCGGGGATCAACCAGGCGGAGGAGGAGCTGATCGCACAGGCGGCGACGCACTTCGACGGGGACAGTGCGAACCTGGTGCGGGCGGTGAGAGCGAAGGCGGGGCAGCGGGGGATGGAGGTGCGGGCGGAGGTGGACCGGCTGAGGGCGGAGGCCTGGCGGATGTACCGGGAGTTGAAGGAAGAGGGGAAGCAAGCCCAGGCGGGATACGTGTGGCAGTTATACTTCGAGGAGGTGGGGCGCGCGCGGCTGGCGGAGCAGACGGAGCGGGTGGGATGGATGCAGGACGGGCTGGGGCAGTTGAAGCGGATGGCGCGGGGGGAGACGTTCGAGGAGGTGGTGGGGCGGCCGGCGCAGGCAGTGGTGGACGAAGCGCTGGCGGGGTTGCGGAGTCTGGCGGGGGACGTGGCGGCGCGGCAGGCGAAGTTGCGGCGGCTGGGGCTGGATGACTTCGTTGATTTCGACAAATCGCTGGATGCCAGACGCCTGGCGGTGGACACGGCGGAGGCGGAGAGCTGGCGGCTGCTGGCGATGAATCCGAGCCGGGACGGGCTGGACGTGGTGATGGATGTGCAGGTGCAGGTGGACCGGGCGGGGCGGGCGGCGGCGTCTGAGATGGAGTACGCGCGTACTCAAATGCTGGCGGGGAAGATGAGCCTGGACGAGTATCACAAGGTTGGGGAGCAGGTGTGGGGGGGCTACTTCCGGGATGCGCCTCACCGGTGGGACCTGGCGCGGGCAGAGTTGGCGGAGTTGCCGCTTGCGGCGGGGGCGCAACAGCGGGCGTTGCAGGCGCTGGGGTGGCCGGCGGAGCAGGCTGGGAAACTCTCGACGGAGGAGATCAAGGCGGTGCTGGGCGGAGGGGTGAGGTGGGATGCGCTGCTGGAGGGGCCGACGATGCCGCTGGATGAGGCGATGCGGGGGACGCTGGGGGACGTGGCGCGGGCGGCGGGGCTGGACGTGACGCGGGCGGCGGACTGGACGCCGGCGCAGTGGGACAGTCTGGCGATGAGGGCGGATGCGCTGCGGAACCAGGCGGGGGCGCGGGCGAGTACGGCGGGGCGGATGGCGCAGGCGGCGGTGGAGACGGCGGCGGAGGCGGCGGCGGGCGGGGCGCGGACGGTGGAGGCGGGGATGGAGTTGGCGTGGCCGGCGAACGTGGACGACGTGGCGCGCTCCATGGGGATCAAGCCGCAGGCGGCGACAGCGGACGACTGGGCACGGGTGGCGGATTACTGCGAGCAGAAGGGGACGGCGGGGCGGTTGCTGGGCGAGGAATATGGACGGCGGTCACTGGCGGCGCAGGAAGCGGAACGGCTGGCGGAGTTGGGGCAGGTGGGGGGGCAGGAGGCTATCGTGCGGCGGGGGCGGCTGAGCGCGAAGGAAGAATGGGCGCGGGTTGGGGAATTGAGCAAGGAATCGCGGGCGGCGGCAGAGGAGACGGCGGGTTGGGTGTTGGACCAGGCCGGGTTCACCGGCGATGAGATCGCCGGGTTGAACTTCCAGCAGAAGGGGCGATTACTGGAGGAGATTGGACAGGGTGAGGTGCTACGGACGCCCTCGGGGAGGCCGGCGCAGATCGACAGGGTGGAGGTGGCGCGGAGGGAGGAGTTACTGGGGAGGGTGAGGGCGCCGCTCCAGGAAGTGGCGTTTGGTGCGGCGATGGAGCCGGAGACGGCGGAGGCATACCGGTGGCTGGAGGTGGGGGAGGAGGCGCGGGGGCTGGCGGGGGGTGTAGCGGAGGAGGCGCCGCTGACGGCGGAGAGAGCGGGGCGGTTGGCGGGGGCGCGGGAGGTGGAGGTTTTCGAGGGCAGCGCGGCTGAGAGTGAATACCTGGGGATGGGCCGGGTGAGGGTCGGGCGCCGCGCAGACGAGTCACCTGTAAATTTGGTGCTGATGCGCAGCATGGAGGCGGACGACGTAGTGGGGCGCCCGGTGTTGCCGAGCGTGCAATCGGCGGTACACGAGGGAGTGCATGCGTTCTTTTCTGAAAATCCAGAGGTGGGACACAGGGCAATAGCGCGGCTGAAGGAGGTGGCGCCATCGGGGAATGAGTTTGAGCACCTGACACAGATTGGTGAATTTTATCATCTGGACCCGGCGGCGCTGGAAGTGCAGGCGCCGGAGTTATATGACATAGCGCATGAGTGGCTTGGGGAGCCGGCGATAGGACGAGGCATCCGGGAGGCTGAAGCGCCGGCGCGTGTGGTGGCGGGGCCGGGGATGTACGATGCGGCGGGGAGGCCGGTGGCGCGGGAGGCGGCGGAGCGGGCGAGGCGGGTGCAGTTGCCGGTGATCGAGCGGGCGGTGGAGATGGTGCCGGAGGCGGAGCGGAGGGGGCGCGGGCTGGCAGGGGCGGGGTTTGAGGAGCAGCAGGCGCGGTTGGCGGAGAAGTATGGGGACGTGGGGGATATGGCCAGGGCGCGGGCGGGGCTGCTGCGGGACGGGCGGCGGCTGGGCGAGGGGGTGGAGGTACCGGCGGTGGTGGTGAAGGCGACGACGAGGAAGGAAGCGGGGATTTATATTCTGGAGTTGGCGGACGAGAAGGGCCAGGTGGTGAGCACTCATTGGTTCGAGCGCTGGCCGGAGGTGCGGCAGGCGCGAGACGAGGCGCGGAAGATCATAGATGCCGGGCAGCAAGGGCGGGGGGCGACGACGGGGACGGCGGTGACGGCGTGGAAGGCGGACGACGTCTTGCGGGCGGACCGGAGGGCGGCGGCGGCGGGAGGGTATGCGACCCCTCCGACGCTGGCGGATATGGCGGCGGTGGTGGAAGACCAGGAGTTGGGGGCGCTGGAGAAGGTGCGGGCGGGGCTGAAGGGGGACTGGGGGCGGCTGGACCAGGTGGCCGGAGGAGAGGTGCCGATGCCAGTGCGCAACCAGTTGAAGAAGTGGCTAAACGAAGACGTGATGCGGAACTGGTCAGGGACGCGGGCGGTGGAGGTGGAGACGGCGCGGCAGGCGGCGGACTTCGCGCTGCTGGACTACAGCGGGGGGCGCAAGGTGGTGGATAACTGGCTGTCGCTGGTGTGTCCTTATACGTTCTGGAAGACGAGGAGCGGGAGGAACTGGGTGCTGCGGGCGATGGCGCGGCCGGGGGCGCTGGGGGCGTTCGTGCGGGGGCGGCAGGCGCTGGCGCGGCAGAACCGGGAGCGGGGATACAGGGGGCGGTTCGAGGGGAAGGTGGAGATAGCGGCGAAGTTTCTGCCGGAGTGGACGGGGCAGGCGGTGTTCGTGGACCCGCAGGCGTTGTTGATGCCGTGGTCGCAGATACTGGGACCGGAATGGACGGATGATCCGGCGGAGGCAGAGAACGCGGTGGAGTACGCGTACCGCCTGGGGCAACGGCTGGGGGTGCGGCCTTACGGTTTTATCGAGTGGCCGTTGCAGTACTACGGTTGGATCGGGGAGAAATCGGAGATCGGGTACGTTCTCCCCCACACAGGGGCGGCGCAGGCGCTGACGACGATGGCGCGGGAGGTCAGCCCGGCGGCGGCGGAGAGGATACCGCCGGGCGGGGTGAATCTGGAGGCGATGGTGCGGCGAGGGGTGGGGCTGCCGGAGCAGGAGCCTTACCAGGCATATCGAGTATCCAGGATGCTGAGCGACATGGCGGGGGAGGATGCGGGCCGGACGGGGGCGGCGCTGCTGGCGGCGGAGTTGCAGCGGCTGGTGGCCACGGGGGAGTTGACGTTGGTGGAGGCGATGGCGGAGGGCGGCGGGAACGTGGGGCGGCTGGCGGGGGCGGAGGGATGGTCACCTGAGGAATTGGCAGCGGGGCAGGAGATGCTGCGGGAGGCGGTGCAGCGGGCGGGGCTGGAGCGGGGGACGGCGGCGCTGACTTCATTTGCGGCCGGGATGCCACTGACGATGTATCCGGCGGGGGAGAGGGCGCAGGTGGAGTTGCAGCGGGAGCGACAGGGAGTGATGTGGTCACCGCTGACGGAGCGGGGCGGGCGGGAGGCGCTGAAGGCGTGGGAGGCTGAACATCCCCAGGAGGTGACCAGGCGGACGATGTACGGCGCGCTGCCGGGGGCGGAGGAGTACGAGGGGTGGACGCCGGGGGAGGCGCGGGCGTCGAAGGCGTACGCGGCGGAGAAGGATGAGATCGATGCGACGTACGATGAGGCGGCTGACGATTTGCTGAGGCGGGAGCCGTGGAACAAGGCGGGGGTGCAGGAGTTAGAGGATCAGCGGCAGGCGGAGTTGGACGTGCTGCGGGATAAGTACGGGATGGCGGCGGAGGAGGGGGCGGAGTACAGGCCCTGGTCGGTGTTTGGGGCGGGGCCGGAGGAGGCAGCGGGGATACGGCGGGAGGAGGTACTGGCAGCGGTGAGCGGGGCTATGCCACACAGCGACGATTTCCGGGACGAGGAGACGGGGGAGGTGGATTACGATGCGTACGAGACAGCGCGGGATAAGTTTTTTGCGGACCTGCCGGCGGCGATGGCGGGGGATGAGAGGCTGGCGGCTGTTGCGGGAGTTATGGCAGAAGAGGTGGGGCGTGTGGCTGGGGGAGTGGCGGGTGGAAGGGCGGGGTATCCGCGTATGCCTGTACGGGAGGAGCGGGTCGCTGTGCCGGAGGATCTGCTGGAGGGGGTTGACCAGGGGGCGGTAGAGGAATACTGGCGGCGGAACGATCGTCCACTGGAGGCGGCGCAGCGGGTATGGGAGGAGACGGTGTACCGGCCGGCGTGGGAGGCATACCATGGAGCGGTCGAGCGGGGGATGGAGAAGGGGGACGCGTACGAAGGGATGATCGAGGCGGCGGGTGCGGTGCGGGCGGGCGACCTGGTGGGGGCGATCCAGGAGCAGTATCCAGGGCGGTGGACGGATGAGGAACTGGGGGAGGCGCTGAAGGGGGTGACGTTCCCGGCGGTGGGGGAGGTGACGACGCTGCGGAAGCCGCCCGAGGAGCGGGAGTTATCGGAGGCGCAGGAGGCGTTCTGGGATTTCTACAACGAGCAGTTACCGCCCGGACAGCTGGCGACGGGGGCGCGGGATTACACGCTGGTGCAGTTGGTGCTGGATGCGGAGACGCGGGGGACGGCGACGACGGAGCAGTACCAACGGGCATTGGAGTTTATGCAGGGGTGGAAGGCGGAGCATTTCGACCGGGAGGAATGGGGCACGCCGGAGGATTGGGCGCAGGCGCGGGAATTGAATGAGGAGTTCCAGGCGCTGGCGGAGCAGGAGTTCCCGGGGATTGATGATTTACTGGACCGGTATTATGACTTGTCATTGACGGAGCGGCGGGCGTTCCGGGAGGAACATCCGGAGATCGGGGGGTATTACGATCTGCGGGATGAGTTTGGGGAGCGGGAAGGAAATGAGGTGTGGGCGTGGTTCTATCTGGGAGCGGGGGCTGGGGCTGGGGCTGGGGCTGGGGCCAGGAGGCAATACTACAGGCGGTACTATGGTGGTGGTGGGCGGCGGTACGCGGGTGAGAGGTTCGGGGGGACGCGGTATCCGCCGAAGGTGTATCTGGAGACGCCCTCGCCGTGGCAGGGGGCGCTGAGGACGGAGGGGTTCGGGGAGGAGTTCGAGCCCAGGCGGGGGGCGACGCCGTGGTTGATTCAGGCGTCGCGACGGGTGGAGCCGCTGCCGTGGTTGAAGACGAAGTGGTAGGGGGAAGGCTAAGGCTAAGGCTAAGCCTTAACCTCAACCTCAACCTTAACCTTAAAGGAGGTGAGAGAGGATGGACGTGTTGAGTTTGTGGGAAGCGGTGATGGCGTTTTTCCAGGATGCGCGGTTGTATACGATCCTGGGGCTGATCGTCGTGGACGTGGTGCTGGGTGTGGCGGTAGCGATCAAGAACGGGTGCTTTAAGTGGCATCTATTGGCGATGTTCTACCGGACGATGGTAGCGCCGTACGTGCTGGGTTACCTGGCGCTGTACGTGATGTTCAGGGTGGTGCCGGGCCTGGCGGGGATCGTGGGGCAGGGGCTGGACTACGTGGCGTTTGGGACGATCGTGGCGAATGTGTTGGGAAGTATTGTCACGCACTTGCAGGCGTTGGGGCTACAACATGATAAGGTCTTAACCGGTAGCGATGACGTGTTGCAGTGAGTGATGCATAGGAGATTTTGGAGGGTGAGAGATGACTGAGGAATTGACGGGTCAGGCTGGAGGGGTTGGCGAGCAGGCCCTCTCCCCCGGCCCCTCCTCCATGGGGGGAGGGGAGCAGGGGGGGCAGGCGACAGCCGGCGGTGGTGCGGCCGGAGTTGCCGGGGGCGCGCCGACAACCGAAGGCGCTGCGCCGGCGATAGCCAGGAAGGTCAAGCTTGAGGAGTTGCCGGAGTTCCGGGCGTACCAGGCGGCTTTCGACAGGCGGTACGAGCAGTTGAGGCTGCATCTGGAGCAGGAGCGGCAGCAGAGAGGAGCGATGCAACAGCGTCTCGATGAGGCGCAACTTGCTAACGCGGATCCTGAGGAGGTGGCGGCGTATTACCGGCAGCAGTTAGCGCAGGTGCAGCAGGAGCAGCAGAACGCTCAGGCGGCGATGGCGCTGAGGCAGCAGGTGGACGACGCGGCGGGGAAGATGCTGGCCGAGCACGGGCTGGACGTGAATACGCCCGGGCTGGACTGGGATGGCGGGCCGACCTGGGAGGGGTACGCAAAGTTGGCGGAGAGTGTGGCCAAGATCGAGGCGTTGAGGGCATCGGAACAGGCGAAGACGACGAGCGCCGAGGTGAGCCAGGCGGCCCAGGCGGCGAAGGTGACAGCACTGGAGCAGGCCGGGGTGACGAAGGTGAGCACGGCGACAGGAGCAGCGCCCTCGGGAGCAAATCCCATCGCGGACATCAAAGATCCCAACGTACTACTGAGGATGGCATTGGCCCCGAAAAAGGGAGGGCGCTAGAGTATGGAGGATTAGGAGATGGCGTTTACAGTGAACGATTATGCGAAACAGGAGACGGACCCGCTGCGCAAGGGTATCCTGATGAACTTGCTGCGGTACTCGAATGTGATCGGGTTGGTGCCATTCGAGGACGTGAACTCACTGGACAGTATCGCAGTGCGGTGGGAGACGTTGCCGGAGGCAGCGTTCCGCAAGATCAATGACGGATACACGGAGGGCAGCGGGCGGACCGAGCAGATCACCGAATCGGTGAAGGGTCTCGGGGGTGACGTGGACTTCGACCGGGTGTTCGACAAGGTGAGCAACTACATCGAGCATCCACGGGTGACGCAGACGAAGATGAAGACGAAGGCAACGGCGTTCGTTTTCAATTACTACTTCGTCAGGGGCAGCCCGGTGCTGGATGCGGACGGGTTCTACGGGCTGGAGTACCGGGTGGACAACCTGCCGGCGCGGCAGAAGTTTGCGCTGGGGGCGGCGGGGACGCCCTACGACTGCACGGTGGACGTGGCGCATGAGCATGGTTTCCTGGACGGGTTGCACGAGCTGAACGCGCTGGTCGGGGGGGCGGACGCATATTTCTGCAACTTCGGTATGCGCCTGGGGCTGGGGAAGGTGCTGCGGCGGCTGGGGCTGCTGGACACGACGAAGGATCAGTTCGACCGGGAGGTGTACGGTTTCGGTGGAGCGCCGATCATCGACGTCGGGTTGCAACACGACCAGGCGACGGAGATCATCATCGACACCGAGGACCCGGGCGACGGCGTCGGCGACACGACTTCGATCTACGCGGTGAAGTTCGGGCTGGACGACGGGCTGATCGGGATCCAGTTGGACAATCTCGAGGCGTACTGGGTCGGGGGAGACGAGCACGAGCTGGAGGCGAAGCCGGCCAAGCGGTTGAGGATCGACTGGTGGGTGGGCCTGGCCGGGTTCGGCTCTTACTACGCGGCGCGGATGTACAATCTGATGCCGGCCGGCGACTGGACGTAGGAGGTGTGAGATGGCTTTGAAAGGACGAATGAGCGGAAGTGCGTTCGATACGCTGCTGATGCTGCGAAAGAGCACAGATGGCAGCCTGACGACGACCGGGACCTGCGAGGGGGTGGACGTGGGTGAGACGCCGGTGGATGGCATGACGGTGAAGGTGGTCGTGCCATCGGCTTGCGCTACCACCACGCTCCTGGTGGAGGTGCAGGTGGCAGGGACGGACACGGATGGTTCCTACGCGACAGTGGCGCAGAGTGAATTGATCACAGCAGCCGGGGAGTACGATGTCCGGTATGCGAGCCAGCGCCAGTACGTGCGTGGGAAGTTCAGTGTGGCGGGGACGTCGCCGGACTTCGGGGCAGTGGAAGTGGGCGTCGTGCCGCACGGGTTCTAGGCAAGGGTAAGGTTGAGGCTAAGGTTGCTAAGGCTAAGGTTGAGGTTGAGGTTAGTCCTTAACCTTAATCTTAGTCCTCAACCTTAGTCCTCAACCTTGACTGGGGGACTGGATGAGGCTGGCGATTGGGCTGCCGCATATCGGGGCGTTCTCGGGTAAGTTCGTGGACTGTTACGTGGGGCTGCGGAAGCCGGCGGAAGGTTACCGGCATCTGCGGGTGGGGGGTGCGCCGGTGGATATCGCGAGAAACGAGTTGGTGCGGCGGTTCCTGGCGGGGGAGGGGGAGTGGCTGTTGCAGATCGACAGCGATATGGGTTTTGCGCGGGAGAGTCTGGCGCGGTTGTTCGAGAGGACGCAGGAGAGGCCAGAGATACGGATGATCAGCGCGTTGTGCTTTACGCGCTACGTGCCGCCGCTGCCGACGATCTTTCGCGACGTGACGCGGGTGCGGGATGACGGGCGGGAGTATTTGCGGATACAGTGCCGGGAGACGATGGAGTGGCTGGAGAAGCATCCGGAGGCGTTGACGGAGTGTCCCTGCGTGCTGGAGCCTGCGCCGGACGATGCGCTGGTGCGGGCGGATGGGAGCGGAGGCGCTTTTTTGTTGGTGCACCGGGAGGTATTCGAGACGCTGGATGAGCCGTGGTTCGAGCGGGATGCATTGAAGAGGGGAGAGGACTTTTACTTTTTCCAGAACGCGCGGCGGGCGGGGTTCGAGTTGTGGGTGGACCGGAGCGTAATCTGCGGGCACGAGTGGGGTGAGGGGCAATACATCGGCCCGGAGACGTTCGTGGTGTATCAGAGTTTGTATCCGCTGGAGCGATTGATCGAGACGTAAGGAGGCGAGCGATGGGAGGCAGGAGCAGGTCTACTGTGTTGGAGGGGAAGTTGGTGCGGATTCTGGACGGGAGGACGTGGGATCTGACGCTGGCGGAGGGTGGGCACGCGGGGCTGGAGGGTGTGCTGAGGGAGTACGAGGGGCAGGACGTGGTGATAAAGATTGAGCGTCAAGCGCCAAGGGTCAAACGCCCGGAGGGATGACGTGACGGCGGTTCTGGTGATGGGGACGGGGAAATGCGGATCGAGCGCGGTGGCGGGGGCGCTGCGGCGACTGGGAGTATGGATGGGCGACGAGTTTGTGGAGGGAAGATATTACCCGGTGTATGAGGATGCGGAGATGGCCGGGGCGGTGGAAAGGATCATCAGGGCTCGTGTGGAGGATGTGGCGCTGGCGGGGAATCCATTCGAGGGGCTGGTGGAGGCGCGGCGAGAGCGGCCGGTGTGGGGGTTCAAATATCCGAGATTGATCTGGGCAATCCCCTGGCTGTTGGACCTCCTGGACGACGTGCGGATTATCGTGGTGAGCAGGAATAGGGCGGACACGATCGCCAGTTGCAGTCGCAGTTATGGGTTATCGGAGGAGCGGGCGAACGCGTGGTACGATTGTGTTTCCGGTGCTATCGGGGAGTTTGTGTCGGATTGGTGCGGACCGGCTTTGCAGGTGCAGTATGAGACATTACTGAAGGATCGGCGGGGGGAGGTTGGACGGCTGGCAGAGTTTGTGTTTGGTGGAGAGGTGGAATTGGAGCGGATAGAGGCAGCAGTGGAATCCATAGCGCGGCAAAGCCGCAAATCTGCAAATCAGCAAATGCATAAGAAAGGGAGTAGGGAGCAGGGAGCAGGGAGCAGGGAGTGATGATGGCGATAGTGGTGGCGGTGGTGCTGGGGGCGCTGGAGTGGCGGGCGGTGCGGGCAAATATGGGGGCGGAGTGGAACGGGTACGGGGCGATGTTGGGGACGCTGCGGCGGGATAATGCGGCGCCGATGCGCTACCGGGTGCTGGTGCCGTGGGTGCTGGTGGGGTTAGCAAAGGTGTTCAGGTTCCGGATCACTCCGGCACATTACCAGGTTGCGAAGGTGGCGTTGTTGGCCGGGGCGCTGGCGGTGGCGGAGGCGCTATTGGGGATGACGGGGATGCTGGCGCTGGCGGTGCTGGTGGCGGCCACGTTCGAGTTCGATTATTGGGATTGCTACGCGGAATTGTTGGGGGCAGGGCTGGTGCTGAGCGGGTCGCCGTGGATGGCGGCGCTGGGCGGGTTGGTGTGGGGGTTGAGCAGGGAGACGGCGATGATCGCTCCTGTGCTGGGCTTGCTGGCCGGGGGGCCGTGGTGTGGATTGGCGGCCGGCCTGGGGCCCGTGGCGCTCGCGGCGGTGCGGCTGGTACAGGGGCGAACGTCTCTGTATTGCGAGCGCTGGGAGTTGAAGGTGTACAACGCGCCGGACCTGGCGGGGGCGTGGAGGCGGGAGGACGTGGGGCCTTATTTCTCGCTGCTGTGGAGTGTGGGGACGCTGGCGGCGGTGGTGTGGGGACGTGGGAGGATGCCTGGCGCGCTGGCGGCGACGGCGGGGGTGGCGCCGGTGTGGTTGGCGGCGGGGTGGCTGATGGCGAGGGGACGGGAGACGCGGATGTTTATGCCGTGCGCGTTGTGGATGGCGGCATGCCTGGGCGACTGAGGTTGAGGGTTGAGGTTAAGGTTTAGGAGGGAAGGATGGCCGTGGGTAGGACAATCAAAGTAGGGCCTATCACGTACACCATGCGGGAGATTGGGGATCTGCACGATGGTGGGAAGAGGTTGTTCGGTCAGGTGAATTATGACGATTGTGAGATATTGATACACGCTGGCAATGCGGCGCAGCAGAGGCGGCAGACAGTGTGGCACGAGATCGTGCACATCATTCTGACGCAGGCTGGGCGTAACGAGGATAGCGGGAATGAGCAGCTGGTGGATGCGCTGGCTTACGGCTTGATGGATGTGATCGAGAGTAATCCGTGGCTGACGGAGGGGACGAAGGCAGGGAGTAGAGGAGGAAACAATGGCAGAGAAGACGCGGGCTGAGTTGGTGGCGGAGGTGGCCAGGAGATTTGGTCACTATAAGACCGGGACGGCGACGGGGGGCTCCACGACGACGGTGGTGGATACGGCGGGGTTGTACGCGCCAGACGACTACTGGGTGGGGCACTACGTCTATATTCTGGAGGATGCAGGCGGTGGTGGGGCGGCGCCCGAGGCCGAGGAGCGGCCGGTGACGGATTACGACCAGGGGACGGCGACGTTGACGGTGGATCCGGCTTTCACGGCGGCGGTGGCCAGTGACGACACGTACCAGGTGCTGGCGGTGCGGAGGGCAGAGATCGAGGCGGCGATCAATGCGGCGATCGTAGATGCTGGTCTGTCGTGGCCGGTGATGATGGAGGACGCAGCGACGTTGACGATCCTGGCTAACGACTACGATTATGCTTTGCCGGCCGGGGTGGTGAAGCTGCTACAGGTGTCTACGCGGAGTGGGGCGACTCATCCGTGGCTGCCGCTCGCGCCAGGATCCTGGATGGTGTCAGGGACGCCGGGGGCACAGAATCTACAGTTGTCGCCAGCGTGGGCGTTGCCGGTGGGGGACCTGGTGAGGCTGGATTATCTGGCGCGGCCGGCGGAGTTGACGACGGATGCGGGAACGCTGGGCGTGGGAGAGCCGGCGGAGCGGGAGTTTGTGGACTTCATCTATGCGTACGCGCTGTTTTGGCTGCACGATCAGATGGCGAGTGCGGCGCCGGAGGGGGCGGGGTTCCGGCCGCACCTGACGCAGGCGCAGTACTATCTGGAGATGGCGGAGAGGGTGCGGATGCGGGCGGGGGAGGATGCGGGGGTGGTTGAGGAAGAGAAGAAAGGGAAGAAGGACTGATGGCAGAGAAGACGTTGAGTGAGTTGAGAGAGTTAGTCAGGCACCGGTTCAGGGGGACGGCCGGGGATACGATACTGACGGAGGCGATCAACGCTGCGATCCGGGCGGCGGGGGAGACGTGGCTGGCGCAGGTGGTGGATACGACGACGCTGACGATCGCGGCCAACGATTACGACTACGATCTGCCGGCGGCGGTGGTGCGGCTGGGGATGGTGTCGGTGCGGGGGGATACGGACCAGGCGTGGGTGGAGGTGCCG